CAGTTTGACCTTGGCCTTGCGAGCCAAGGACCCACCTCTGTTAAGAGGATTTACGGACACCCCTCACGGGGTTCCATACTCGGTGCATCAGATCTCCCTAGGGAAGACCTGCGGCAACTGAGTCACCGTTGGATTCAGAAATGGTCTTAATCGGTACTTCTGAGAAGATACCGAACGCGAAGAGGTGGTTAACCCCTCTGCGTTACCTTTTCTGCCCTGCGTGGCGTTAAGCCACAATAGGAAACCTCCTAAGCCGGTGCTCCGCCTTTTCGTCTCCTCCACCAACCGGTGGGTAGATAGATCAGGTGAAACGAGTTGACTCTTATTAGAGGTATCACTACCACCCCAAAGATGCCGTGGGATAAAGGATTTCAGCCAATACCATATGTCTTCGACCTCAGGGTCTAGGACGGTATGACATGATCCTCTTGCCGCCCATGCTCGCAGACTGTTCGCCAAATGAATGGCGTCTAGTAAGTGAGTTACGGGTTTACGGACATAGAAAGGAGTTATATCGAATCCATTCCAATAGTGCCCTCCGCACGATTCCCTAAAAGGACCTGTTGCAAATGACTTCTCGGCGTTAGCCTCGAAGCCAAAATACTTCAGGACCCATACTAGGTCTTCGTACATCGGCGATGGACAAATAATGTCGTCACCATAAACAGAAACGATACCCGAGGTTCCAGTAAAATAGGCCGTGGTACGCGCTAAAGCATAGAAGAGTAAACTCTCAAGCTCGAACGTGAAACCATTACCCATAGACGAGAACATCTCGTTCCGATGGACTTCGACGAAATCCCCACGTGGGATCGTCGTCACTGGACTTCGCAAGTCATCCAGTAGGGTGTACCAATTCACAGGAAGGAGAAGCTCCAAGGGGCTGTACTAACGCTATCACTAGCGCTCGACAGGTCCAAGGTCGCAAGGTCCCCCGAAAGGGATCCTAACCGTGCCAACGATGAGTTTTTAGACTGATCGTTGAGGTTTATACCGGTACGTTTAAGTTGAGCTCTTATGAAGGAGCCAACACCCTTTTGAAGCCACATATTGATATCGGGCTCTTTACAGGCCACGCGATCAATTTCGGTTTTCTTAGGGACGGTAAACATCATGTTTCCGGGAACGATCTCGATTAAAAGATCGTTCCTCCGATTGACCCAACCAGGGATTTCGTCAATTACGTCGACGAATCTTGAAAGGGCCCTCTCGGTTGCATGTGCTTTTCCGAGGTACTTACTTGCCGGGTGGCTTTCAGTACGGGACCGACTTGTCGATGACCCTCCACTAAAGGCTCCAATGAGGGCCTCAGTGGGTACAGTCTCGCCAATGATGTCAATTATAACATCGCGACAAAATGAGACGAACTTAGAATAGGTGATCCTTGGCAAAATATTGTAGTCGCCAAGGGTAGAATTCAACCTATCCCATGTCCGCTCATTCCGCTCCTCTGTGAGCAACCATTTCTGGATAGCCCTTTCCCTTCGCAGGGATGGAGGATCGGTCTCGTTGGACAAGAACTTCGATAGGAATTCAGCCTTCAGGTAATCGCTTTTCGGCGACGACCGTAGGGCTAGAATCTTCTCTCGGAACTCGTCCGTCAGATCCACGGGTAGACGTAAATTCGCGCACTGCGCTGAACGATGTCGAGTTTTCACCTGGTACTCCAATGATGAAGGGCTGCCGTTCCCGAATGGTAAACGACAGTACAACGGAAAGGAAAACAACAACGGTAGATATAATCACCACCATCGTCACTCTCTCCCCGTTATAGTTGTCACGATAGGCCACGGTATGTTACCAGAAGCCTTCGAGATCGACGAGGATTGAGTCCTTCGTCGGCCCAGAAGTGCAGAGATCAGCGATGTGCTGGATCAGCCGCTTCCGCTCGAGAGCGGTAGAGCTGACGTCCCAGTTAAACGTGAGATCTGCGTACGCCATCCTGAGGATGGTGTCCTGGGCTACCCCATTAACAACGACTTGTCCCATGACAGGAATTGCGAACTTACAGATCGTCTTATGACGACCGGTATTGTTGTTGCGGTTCTGACTCATGGTGAGGCGCGGGTTCCCCAAGGGGACGCCCGTGTTTTCCACCAACGTCGCGACGCCATTCTCGACACCATACGGGTTGAATGTATGGTCAATCGGGGTCGGCGTGGCACGGTCTTTGAGGACCATACCGATCAAGTTAGGCATATATTATGTCTTTCGTATTGATTCGGGGTGTTTCTATGACCCCTACGGTGACTAGATGAAGTTCGTACGCATAAGCGCTAGCGCGTTAAGCGTATGAGTGGTGGAAAATGGGTTCGATTTCCCATAGATCTCGGGTAAAGGAAAGGAATTGAATACCTCACGTTGGAACGTGAAGTGAGCAATCCTCAACTCTCCGTGATCTAGGTAGTCTCCCTTAGCACGAGCAGTAAATATGCAAGTGTGACTGGAAGACAGGTACCCATCGTTAAACGAGAGACCAGCTGTCGCTGACAGGCTACTCAGCATACTACCGATTGGAATGAACCAATCGAAGAAAAACGAGAAAGGAACTACCTCCCACGCTACTGAGAATGGATTTAAGAGTCCGAGTGTGTCAACACTTCTGAGATAGGGATTGTCAATAGTGGCTTTAATACCACCAAAGGCTCTCCCAGTACATTCCCAGAGTGTATCATACCCGTTCAGCTCTTGTCTCGAAGAGAACTTAACTTCCGGCGATCCTGTTCGGATATCCAGTTGTTGAGGTTCTTGCTTCTGCCGCTGAAAGAGGTTATAGTTATCATGTATGGAGCCCATTAAGGGCTTCCAACCATACTGATAAGCTAGCCACTTTTCGGCCAGAGATTTGAGACCGATTAAATCAGCCTTCGTACATTGCAGAATCTTGGGCACTTCATCCCAATTTCCTGCTTTACCCGCCTTGAAGGCAGAATAAATTTGTACGACTGTTTTAGCGATCATGCTAACTGTTTCGCGTCCTTCCGCTATGTCGGCACCGTTTGAAACGGAACCGTCATCCGCAAGCTTCGATCTTAACTTTGTCCGTGCCATAGATTTGGCATTTTCAAAGTCTTCGAGAAAAGCGTTTGGTAGCGAAAGGTGAAGAGTGGGAAAAGAAAGGCTTATCGGTACCGTATCAACGATATCCGTGTAGACCTTCCCATCGTAATACGTAATCGTCCTCTGACGCTTAGGTCGGTCCGCTAGGACCTTAGTGACCTGACGAAAATAAGGAGTCGAACGTATGCCGTCACTCTTTACCGTAGCTGACTTGCTACTGGATTCAACACCAACTGTATGGTAAATGACATCGTCAAATACCGTGCCACCGTAGTGGCCTTTTACAAGTTGTTGTACGAACTCAGATCGCTCGTAGTAGCCCACCCGATTGGTGAACGCAGCTATTGGCATGAACAGTCCTCTCTAAGATAAAGTCCGGCTGAGCCGAACTGCGAACGACAGTGATAACGAGTTAGTTAGACCCGTCTGTCGCAGACCCGACTCCCTTAGGGGAG